GGCGTCTTTGGTTGGGTACCTTTTGTCAATGATCTTCAGAAGTTCTTTAGCACTGCTAGAGATACTTCTCGTCAAATGGCAAATTACGCGCACGGCGCAAATCGCGTCTTACGTCGTAGGTACAACTTCCCGGTCGATCAAGCAACAACGGATTTCGGTGGTGGCTCAGCATGGTATGCTGATCCTCCTTTTCCGACTGCGTTGGTGCGCACGCCTGGCAACATCTATCACATGACTCAGACGTCAACAAAACGTTGGCTTTCTGCTGCGTTTACTTACTATTTGCCTCCGATTAATCCCGGAGACAACGAGTTCGTGACAGCCTTGAATAAGGCTAAGCAGACAGAAGCCTACGCGAACCGTTTGTTCGGTTCTCGATTGACACCTGATCTTGTGTGGAAGTTGACACCGTGGTCCTGGGCCGCCGATTGGGTCACTACCGGAGGTGATGTTATTCACAACTGGTCAGCGTTTGCCAATGACGGCCTTGTCCTAAAGTACGCTTATATGATGGAACATAAATCCGTCATAGAAACCTGGGTGCTTAAGAACTTGGTTACGACCGATGGTCGTCACCACGAACTGACGCAATCCAGGCGTGCTTCTTCGAAGCAACGTACTATAGGTACACCATACGGCTTTGGCGTTAACTCTGCTAGCTTCACAGCTAAGCAGTGGGGCGTCATAGCGGCCCTTGGAATTTCCAAGCAGCCGTTCTCAATCAATAAAGGTTGAGCAATACAAAATTCCTGGATTTACCAGGTGCATAAGCACGCTGTGTGCTTATGTGAAAATTCTGTATAGGTTCTGTCCCATGGCTTTCGCCGATCCACAATCCGTTACGATCAATGCTGTTGCCAATTCGCTTCCGCGAACTGGTTTCAACCCTGCTTCCGGCGTCTTTACCAAAGACGACGGAAATGTCAAACTGACTTGTTCCAACCAGTATGCTACTAAGCGTACTCGTCGGTCTTGCCGGCTTGATTTCAGGAAGATCGCTGCGGATCCGCTTGTCTCTGCCCAGAATATTTTGTACTCTATGAGTGCATATCTGGTCGTTGACATTCCGATTACGGGATTTACCGTTGTCGAACAAAAGCAGATTGTGGATGCACTGACTCTGTATCTCACTGCTTCGTCCGGCGCCCGTGTCACCCAACTCTTGGGTGGCGAGGTCTAACCGGAGCATTGAGAAGTCTCGTTTGAGACAAACTCGGTCAGTGTTGAAGGTCCTTGGACTAAGGAGGACTTCGCTATAGTCATATAGCTGGTCCGCTCAGAAAGGTATAACCTTCCATGAGTAGTCCTATGGAACTTATGCAGCGGGTGCTCCAAGATGGGAGCATCTGGTGTTGCACTTGCACCACTCAGGATATGAATTATATCCTGAGACGTTTTGAACACGAAGGTGATTCGTTTTTAACGATCACCCTACCTACCTTTACTTCAGATTTCGAAAGATCTCTGGATGAAGGTGGTGTAGCTCACGCTTCTTTCCCTAGTTTTAAGAGAAAGAGAGGTCTCCCCCTATTTTTAGGAGGTTTCCTTGAGCAAGTGTTCGACCGTTGTAGTGGTCGGTTACTGAACGATCCGTCTCATACGGCAATCTTCTTTATTCGGCAGATAACTCTGCTGTTTAAGAAGGTTCTTCTTGATTGCTCGAAAGAGCGTGAAAGAAAAGCCTATGAAACCTACGTCCAGTGTGAGCACGAAGTACGTGCATGGTCAGAAACCGTTTCAAGCGATCTACTCGATCGGTTTGGCCGAGTTTCTGATCTTCTTTGGGGTACTGATGGTAGCCATCTTGACTGCAAAGTTTATGATGGTCATCTTGTCCCCAAGCAC